GTTAAATCTTGGCTTAAGTTCGCTAAAGGCCGTAAAACGATTGTTTACTGTCACTCGGTCAGTTTCAGTAAGGAAGTTGCTCAAGCTTTCAGAAACGCAGGAATCAATGCAGTTCATGCAGATGCTAAAACTCCCGAAAGTAAACGTGACAAGATAATGGCTGACTTTAAGAAAGGCAAAATCAAAATCTTATGCAATGTTGAATTATATGGTGAAGGTGTAGATGTGCCGGACTGTTCATGTGTGGTATTGCTCAGACCAACTGAAAGCTTAGTTATCTACTTACAGCAATCTATGAGATGCATGAGGTATCAACCTGATAAACACGCTGTAATTATTGATCAGGTTGGCAATTTTGAAAAATTTGGCTTACCTGATACTGACTATCACTGGTCACTTGAAGATCGTGCCAAACATCCACACAAGGATGAGGGAGTAACTGCAGATGGACCAGCAATTAAAACTTGTCCTGAATGTTTTGCAGTAATTGAAGCGGAAAATGTTACTTGCCCTTTATGTGGTCATGACTTTTCTGCAGAGATTCGCAGGATAAAGCAGAAGAAAGATCAGGAATTAAGTGCGATTAAAGCACAAGATTTTCATATCGATTTAATTGCAAGAAAAAAGGTTAGTGAACTAACCAATATACATGAATTATCACTCTATGCGAAAGCTAAGGGTTATAAACATGGATGGATATTTTACCAAGCCAAAGAAAGAGGGTGGTTAGAGCGATAGCAATTTTTGAAAAATTATAAGCACAAAAATATTAATCAATTTATTTAACGAGAGGAAATTTATAAATTATGTCATTTATTGATTTAAACAAGAAAAACAATGATGGTAACGAGTTATTACCGGCAGGAACTTACGAAATGATTATTGACTCAGTTCATGGTGATGCAAGTAAAGGTGGTCATGAAAATATGAGTTTTGACATGATCGTTCGCAGAGATTTAGACCAAGTGAAGAGCTTAGCTAAAACAAATGCAGTTGCACACGGTCGGCACTACTTTTCACGGGTTTGGACTGCAAAAGATGCAAATGGTAGAGACTCGGGTAAATATAATCCAACAGATTTAGCAAATATTGCCGATGCAATTGGATTAACTCAAGCACAAGTAGATAAGTATATTAAATCCAAAGATGATTTATTCAGGGCTTGCAAGGGTAAGCCAATCAGAATTTACGTTTCCGTAAACGACAACGAATACAATGGCGAGAGACGTAAGCAAAACAGTACTTTTACTAATTCATGGCAAAAAACTAGATTCCCATTAAATGTCAAAAAGTCTGCTCCTGCTGAACCTAAAGATCCATTTAAAGGCAACAAAGGTGCTGCAGATGAGAATATTTCAAATGACTTGCCATTCTAATGCATATTATTTTAAGCGGAATGGCATGGCTTGTCGGATTAGGTTTAATTTTTTATTTGATATGAAAGAGGTGAGCTGATTGGCAGAATTTACACATTATGAAAAAACAATCCCTCAAGGATTGAAGAATCTAAAGCAGTGGGGACTATTTCAACTGAAATATTTGCCGGAACGTCACAAAAATACCAAGATTCCAATCAACCCTTATGATGGAACGGCTGGTAAAAGTAATGATCCAAATACTTGGAGCACGTTTGACGAAGCTTTACGCCAATTGTCTAAGATTGACAGAGCAGACGGTTTGGCTTTCTACTTTGCTAATGGATATGTAGGGCTTGACGTTGATGGTATTGAAACAGAATTAAAAGATTATTTCAACAATTCAGCTAACCTAGTTTATGATATTCAGCAAATGACCAAAAATTCATATCGTGAAATTTCGCAATCTGGCAAAGGAATTCATGTCATTTTCAAAGGGAAAATTCCAGGTCACAGAAGACGTAAAGGCCAATTTGAAATGTACCAAACAGGGCGTTTCTTTGCCTTGACTGGTAACACGATGGAAGAAAATATGTCGGTTAAATCTCTCAATGAAAATGAAATGAAGGCCTTGTACGAATATCTTTTCGGCAAAGACAAAGTAATTTCGCTTCATTCTGAAACAAATAACATCACTCCTGTTGATTTGTCCGTTCCAGAAATTATCAAGAGAGCAGAAGAAAGTCCTAAAGTTGGCAAACGCTTCACGATGTTTATGAAAGGTGGCTGGGACCAATTCTATACATCACATTCTGAAGCCGATATGGCTTTTGCAAACGACTTAGCATTCTGGTGTGGACGTAACTTCCACAAGATGGATACAATTTTCCGAAATTCTAGCTTAATGCGTGATAAATATGATGAGAAACATGGGGCTGTTACTTATGGTGTCGGCTTGCTTAACAAAGCAATCAATGAGACATCTAATATCTATGATCCGGCTAATGAAAATAAAAAGCCTGACATTGTGTTTGCCTTTAATCAAAGGACAAGCAAACAATTGCCGCATCGTTCCTGGGATGACACCGGCAGAGGACAAAGATTGAATGATCAGTTTGGCAGTTTTTTTAAATGGATGGCAACGGATAAAACCTGGTATTTCTATAATGGTTCGTATTGGGAGTTAGATAATGGTCGTCATATTGAACTGGCTGCTGAAAAAGTGGTCAATTCTCTAAGAACTGAAAAACCTGATTTCAGTTTTTCTACCAATACCGATCAGGACAAAATGCAAAGCGAATGGCTTAAATTTGTCAAAGACAGCAGATCACATATGGCAAAGGTTCACATGATTGATGAATTCAAGAAATATGTCACAGTCGATCACGGTGAATTCGATCATGACCGCATGCTACTCAATACCGAATCTGGTTATGTTAATTTATCAAATGGTGAGTTAAAGGACCACGATATTAAAAAGATGTTTAGTCAGCAAACGGCAGCTGAATATTCAGACACCATTGACTGCCCACTGTGGGATCAATTTCTTAATCAAATATTCAAAAATGATGAAGAATTGATTCATTATGTGCAGAAAGCTGTTGGCTATTCATTAACCGGATCAACTGCAGAACAGGTAATGTTCCTATTGCTTGGCTCAGGTCGAAACGGTAAATCGGTTTTTATCAACACAATTAGAAACATTCTAGGTTCTTACGCTAAGCAGATGAACGTTGAATCAATCATCGTCCACAACAATACCGGGAATGCGAACAGCGATATTGCAAGACTAGAGAATACACGACTAGTTACATCTAGTGAAGCTAATGAAGGCAGCCGGCTAGATGAATCGCTAGTTAAGCAATTAACCGGTGGTGACAAGATACTAGCTCGGTTCCTTTACGGTATGGAATTTGAATACACGCCAAAGTTCAAAATTTGGATGGCTACCAATCACTTACCTTTAATAAGGGGAACTGATGAAGGTATCTGGCGCAGACTAAAGGTTATCCCGTTTGACGTACAGATTCCTAAAGACAAGGTTGATAAAAATCTTGAAAATAAATTGAAATCCGAGTGGACTGGAATCCTTAATTGGATTGTTCAAGGTGCAATCATGTGGCAACGTGAAGGACTGGAAGACCCAGAAAGAGTTAGTGAAGCTAGTCGTGAATATCGCGAGAACATGGATCCACTTGATGCTTTCATAAATGAAATGTGCATTGATGGCGCTGAATACAATGTCAAAGCCAGATCACTCTATGACGAATATCGAATTTGGACTGAGAAATCTGGTGAGTACAGAATGTCAATGACTAAATTCGGCAAAGAAATGGCAAAGAAATTGCCTAAAATGCGTAAAACAGGTGGCTACTACTATTTAGGGATAAAGCTAAAAGAAGAACCAATTCATTTTGACTGGAATAATTAGCTATGTACAGTTTTGTATATCTATGTATAGTTGACAACTTGTCTAGCCCCTAGAGCCACAAGGGATATGTATGGTTTTTAACAGTATGTACGGTTTTAAACCCTCTTTTACTATATATATTTTCTTTTTACAAATACACTATTTAAGAGAAAAGTATACATAGTATACATAGCCTTACTGGGAGTAAGAGTGAAAGTGTGCATGAACTGTACATCAAGCATACACGTTTTTGCTGAACCCTACATGATTAGCACTATTTTGTAGAGAGTGCTAAGGATTTTCTTTAATAATTTTTTAATAAAAGGGGTATGAAAATAAACCGTACATTATTTTTTTAATAAATGAAGTATTACAGTGACGATACCACGATCAAATTCGTTCACCACGAAACATCTGTTCTGTGGAAGTCAGATAAAAATGAAGCTAATGAATTAATCAAGAAACTGGAAAGAGTTCTATATGAAGACGATGAATAGAAACACAACTGATAATCCTTTTAAGGACTATACAAATCACTTAGCTAAAATATTACAGGAAAAGAATCACGCTTATGGCGATTCCTTCACTAAATCTGTGGATGAGGATGGTTTACTCGTTCTTAAAATTCGGCTAGGTGATAAATTCAACCGAGTTTCATCCCTTATTAAAAAGGGTGAACTGAAGGAAAATGATGAAAGCTTAAAAGATACGTTACTAGATTTAGCAGGATATAGCATTTTGGGATTGAAGTACTTAAAGGAACATAAAAATGAATAGAAAATGGTCAGAACAAGGAATTAAACCTGGATGGATTGTTCAGCTTAAATTTGTTCATGAAGATAAAGCTTTAGATGCAGAGACTGATAACTATATTATTGCTAATGATAAAAATACAAATTATTCACTAGTCAGTTTAACCGATGGCAAGGTTATAGCAACTGCAGATTCAGTTGATTACTTAAAATCTGTAGCAGAAAAAGCGTGTGATTCTAGTATTGAACTTATAGAGGAATGGCCTAATACCTATGATTGGGGAATTGAATTATAAGGAGCATGGAAATTACAGTTTACGATGGTATCGGGTATGTGGATGTTAACAAATAAACTTTAAATGAAGTGATTAGTCATATGTAAGTAGGTGTTATAAATGAGAAATGCCTTCAATTATCATACTGATGAAAATATCAGTAATCTAGCAATGATGATTATGCAAAAAGTTAACAAACTTGAGCCTGACTATCTAAAAATCGATAGTTTGGCACATGAAATCATTAAATACTGCAATCAAGGGATGAAATACAATGAAAATCATTAAAGCAATACAGCAAGCATGGCATTGGTGGTGGTCAATATGGAAATAATGCTTTGGATAGTTAACCATCTTAGTGGAATTATCTTCTTTGCATGGACCTTGTTATTAGTCATGAATATGTATTCAAATCACAAGAATAAAAAGTCTAATAAAAAACTCATGAATGAAATCTATGAGAGTAATGACTTAAACAATCAACTTTTAAAAACGGTTAAAAAATATTGCGATTCAACTGAACGCAAATCAACAGCTCAAGACAATCTAATGTGGGAGTCAATTCTGATTCTTGCACGCAGAATTCATAATTTGGAGGATAACAACTATGTCGAATAGCGAACATGAGATTTGGAAACCAATAAAGAATTATGAAGGATGGTATGAGATTAGTGATTATGGAAGAGTTCGCAGTTTGGGCAGATTTGTAAATCATCCTAATAAAGGTTTTAAATCTTTTAGAAAAGGAAAAATAATTTCTCCTGGTAAAACTAAAGACGGTTACTTATTTGTTCAAATATCTAAAAATCAGAAAATAAAAAATATTAGGATAAATCGTTTAGTAGCTCAAACTTTTATATCTAATCCTAATGATTATCCTCAGGTAAACCATAAAGATGAAGATAAAACTAATAATAGAGCTTCAAATCTTGAATGTGCGCGAAATGGCTTTAATTATGGAGATATCTGTGCTTGCTGTAGAGGAGAACGTAACGTACACAAAGGTTATAGATGGGAATATGTTTAGAAAGAAGATTTTTATGGAATCAGAGCATTCTGTTCAGAAGCAAATTGAAACAGCAGTTTCACGACATCATTGCACTATTTTTAGAGCAAATGTGGGTAAAGTATTAACGAATGATAAACGATGGTTTGATACTGGCTTACCTAAAGGCCATCCAGATCTATATGGCTTTCGTTGGATTGACTGCCAGGTTTTTTATATCGAAGTCAAGAATGAAAAAGGTAAATTAAGACCTGATCAAATTAGATTTCATAAAATGCTTATGTCACACAATATTATTCATGGTGTTGCTCGCAGTGCTAAAGATGCATTAATGATAGTCGAAGGTGGTTTAGTTGGCTACGGATATTAAGAAAGGATATTTAATATGGAAGTTACAATTGATACTTATATATACGACAAATTAAAAGAATACTCTCAGCGATTAGACGAACCGATGTCAGTAATTGCTACTAAGGCAATTAAGAAATATGTCGATGTGGGTGATTAAAATGGGATCAAGTAATTATCAACAAGCTTTATTGTTAATTCATGACTTGGAGGATGAATATGGCAGTGTTTTATATGTGCCTGACTCTGATCCTGAATTGCAAGAAATTCATAGGCTTTTGCCACTTAGTCGTCAGTCTAAAGGTATTAATTATAAACGTATACGCTGGCTTAATAGGCAAGGCTATTCAATTACTTATATTGCTCAAGTGACACATCATAGCAAATCAGCCATTAGTAACCATTTATCCACTTATAGTATTAAGTCAAAGCAAACATTTAAATACAGGGTAAAATCTAATTTTTCTACAATTGTTTACTACAGTACATCATTAATTCATCTGGCTAGTCTATTGCTACATAAAACTATCCTGAACACTGTGACAGCCAAGAGACAGTTGAATATGCATGGCTTTTCTATAAAAACAGGCTTTTATGTTTGGTATAAGATTCCAGATGGTGCGTATTACACCTTATATTATTTAGATCACTTCGCTGTTAAAAACGGTCTGGATTCTTATGTTTACCCTAATACATAATTAATAAACATGGATTATAATAGATGTATTACTAATTATTATTCTTACCTATTATATGGGAGTGATTAAATTGAATCTTTTTGCAGATATTGACGTTCAAGCCACGGCTGATAATGTAGACAATTTCTTAAAAAATAAATTACCACGTTTAATACTAAGAAGTGGACGTAGTTTAACTGATTTGTCGAGTCCTAAATTATCATTAGCTTCAGCTCATTCTAATGGTGTAAATCGTCAAGAGGATTTAATTGTTAATGGTTTGGAAATTGAAAAAGCTGTTAAAGCAGTTCATGAGACAATTTTTCACTGTCGAGAAATTAGTAAGACAGTTTTAATTGGTACTTATCTAAAAAACTACACACCTAACCAAGTTGTTATGGCAATACCATACGAACAAGCTTATTTTTTCAAAAAAATAAAGCCAAAAGCCCTCCTTGAATTTGCTGATTGCTATGATTATTGGCAACGCAAATGCAATGTGGCTGAAGAAGATATTGTTGATCTGCATGTAATCAAAGCAGCTCCAGTAAATATTTTCTACGTTGATGAAAATAATAATCCAATTATGATGCCTAAACATATATACGGTGATGTTGGTGATTATTATGACACAAACATTAAGTATAGACGTGACAAGATTGCAGGTGTCTATGTTTTAGATAAAAATAAGTTGCCAAGTAACGTTTGGGGAACATTAAGTAACCAAGAGCAAAACATAATTTATGTATACCAAAAAAATAAAAAGTAGAATAATAGTATAATAGTTGTGGGTTATAAGCATGTATACCAATGTTATATTAGTAGTGTTGAAAGCTGTAGGTAAGTAAACATCCTTCTTGAGGTTGGTAGATTTGGTAATTGTCTATGGTTCGATTCCGTAGCTACCAATAGATTTGTTCATTATTTTTTTAAAGAAATTCTAATTGGTATAAACAAATGTGTGCACAAGTAAATGTTTATTAAGATGAACAAATCATATTAATTTTATTGTTATTGCAGTAATTTTATATTTGTTTCTAAGGTTGGCTATGTACCTTAAACATAGCGTGTGGGAATATATTACAAAGGTAGTATAGCGGTCTCCAAAACCGCTAATGTGGGTTCGATTCCTGCTGTTCCTGTTACTAAGTAATTAAAAGACTAGGCACGGAAAACCTAGTCTCTTTTTATGTCCAAGATTACATTGAAAGGAACGTTTGCATGTGGAAGGATTAAGACACCCTTTGAACGAAGAAAACCAGTTCATAGGCGAAGCTAATGCACACAAGCATAAATCATACCGCAAAGTAAAGAATCCACTCACAGGCTCATTATTTAAGCGACAGATGTCAAGAGCATACTATTGCATTAATCACGGCTGTCCCAATTTTACCAAGTGGTTCATTGCTGAAACTGGTATGAAGCCACGTGATTTCATTGACAAAAGGGAGAATAAAATGACACGAGTTAGAAGATGCAGATACCCAAACTGTCATGAGTTTGCCTTTATTCCTAACCATTATTGCAAAAAACATATTGCACATGAAAAAGAGTTGCGAGAACGCAATGAGCATTACAGATTGAACCATAAGCAAAGTAAGCAATCACGATGGCACTACAATCACATCACTCGTTATCATAATCCTGTTAAAGCAAAACAGAATAGGTTTTACCACTCTAAGCAGTGGGAGACCATGCGAGCAATAGTACTAAAGCGAGACTACCATTTATGCCAGTACTGCAAGGCTAAGGGACAACTAACAGAAGGCAACATTGTAGATCACATACTACCGGTTGAAAGGTATCCAGAACATATGAAAGACCTGAAAAACTTGGTCACATGCTGCTCTCGATGCCACTATTGGAAAACCCGCTTTGAAGAGCAATACTATGGTACTGGTCTTCATGGTAAGCCAACAGGAAATCCACCGATAACAGATGTTAAATTGATTGCTACATTGTCGCAGAAACTTGCTAGTGAACGACACCGTACAAGCTCATAAAATCGTTTCTAAGCGATTTAAATTTTGTCAGCTATAGTCACACATGACACGGTTTAAAAACATCCCCGGGGACATTTTTTTGGGAATGGCGGAGCCGCGTCATGCCATTGGCTTGTGAAACGAAAGCATTTTGAACTTTTTACAAAAGGGGATGAAAAATTGTCAAAGGTTGATTTAACAAGCCGAAATGTACCTAATCAAGCTCCAAAATGGCTTGGAACTTACGGTAAATATCTATATCCAAAACTAGCCACTTATTTAAATAAAAGCAATAAAATATTACGAGCTGATGAATATCTTATACAACAGTATTGCAGTGCATATGATATTTTCAGAAAATCCTATGATGAATTAATAAAACATGGAATTCAACAGTCAATTTATAAAACTTCTCTCTCTCCTGTGGACGGAAGTGTGGTAAACAAAGACTTTCAAGGATATAAGAAAAATCCAGCTTATAATATGATGTCCGATTCTTTGAGCAAGATGAATCAGATTGGCAAAGAGCTTGGCTTAAGTCCAAAAGCCAGAAGTCAATTAATGGATCTTAAAAGCATAGACAATAATGATGAGTCAATTGGACAATCCCTAAAGAAGTTCTTTGAATAAAAAAGCGACCATTATTGGTCGTTTTGTTACTTTTGTTGAGGGGGAATTATGACAGAAAAGTTATTACAAGGTGATTGCTTAGAACTTTTGCCAACTATTCAAGACAATTCAATAGACCTTATTTTGGCAGATCTACCGTATGGTATGACACAAAATAAATGGGACAGCATTATTCCTATTGACAAATTATTTGAACAGTACCAAAGAATCATTAAAGATCACGGCGCTGTTCTTTTATTTGGAATGGGTAAATTTGGAGCAAGTTTAATCATGAATGCTCCAAAGAAATTACCGTATCGTTACGACTGGACATGGCAAAAAACACACCCAGTTGGCTTTTTGCGGTCTCACCATGCGCCACTGAGAACACATGAAAATATTTATGTGTTCTACAAACACTTACCAACTTATAATCCACAAATGAGACAGGGATTCAAGCCGTACAAAGGCAATGTTAATCATAAATCTGTTAATTACAATTCGAAAATGAAAAATTACAAGCCACGCCAATCTAAGGGCGACCGCTTTCCAATTGATGTAATTACTTTTAGCAATGGCAGCCATCACACTGTTCATCCAACGCAAAAACCGGTAGAGTTATTGGAGTATTTGATTAAGACATATACCAACAAGGGTATGACTGTTCTTGACAATACAATGGGCAGTGGCTCAACTGGTGTTGCTGCTAAAAAGCTGAATCGTAACTTTATTGGTATGGAACTAGATGACAAATATTTTGAGATAGCTAAGCAACGTATTAATGAAGCTTAGCTATTTTTTATATCTAAATTTTAGGAGGTGAGAGCTATTCAAATTGACCTAACACAAAATCATGACATTGTGGGTGCCTTTCGTTCTATTGACTGGAAAGAAATTAAAGAAAAATATAATGATCCAGGAACAAAATATTGCTTTGATGTTTTAAATGGCAAAAAACAAGCAGGATATGATATTCAACTAGCTTGCTTTCGCCATTTAAGAGATCTGCAAAGGCAAAACACTAAAAATTTTCCTTACCATTATGATATTAAACAGGTAAATCAGATTTTAAAGTTTGCTTCTATCTCACCTAATGTTGACACTGGTGAACCTACTAAATTAATGGATTGGCAAAAATTTATTTTCAGTCAAATGATGGGCTGGCGTGATCGAGATGACAATAAAAGATTTACTAGAGTTATTGTTTCTGTCTCACGTGGTCAAGGGAAAACCTATTTGATGGCAATTTTAGCAGCTTATAGTTTTTTAATTGAATCTTTAGGGCTGGAAAACCAAGACTATTTAGTTGCTTCCATTAACTATAAGCAAACCATGAAAATCTTTGGCTATATTAAGTCAATGCTTAGAAAAATTATTAATATTGAGCCATTTAAATCATTAGCTAAAGATGCTGGCTTAGAGCTACAGTCTGAGCAAATTATTGAAAAGAAAACTAATAATATCTTAAGAGCTATCTCTCATGAAGCTGGACAATATGATTCATATCACTTTAGAACTGCTGTCTTTGATGAAATTGGCGAAGTGAATACACGACAAAGAATTTCTAAAATTATTTCTGGTCAAGTTAAGGTTAAAAACCATCAATTCGTGCAGATATCTACTGCTTATCCTGATCCTACAGTACCATTTCATGAAGATGAAAAAATGGTAATTCAAGCTATGGAACAAGATTTCAAGCGTGAGGCTGATAGCTATCTTGGCTTAATCTGGTCACAGGACTCAGAAAATGAAGTTTATGATCCTAAAACATGGATTAAGTCCAATCCGCTTTTAGGCTTGCCAGATCAAAAAGAAAATCTATTGTCTGGTTTAAAAGATAAACGTGATAACGACCTATTAACTGGCAATATTGCGGATTTTGAAAACAAAAATTTAAATCTCTGGCTGAAACAGTCAACAACTAGTTTCCTTAATCTAAAAGACGTTGAAGATGCGGTCGATGATGATTTTAAAATTGATGGCAGACAAGTCTATGTCGGTTTTGACTACTCGATGTTTAGTGATAATACTTCAATTGGTTTCGTTTATCCTTATCAGGATGCATCGGGTGACGTTCGTTTTCATATCGCTCAGCATTCCTTCATTCCGTGGCAACAAGCAGGCTCAATTGAGGCAAAGGAAAAACAAGATGGCATTGCTTACCGTGAGTATCCAAAATATTGCACGATTACAGCACACCCACAAGGGATAATTAATCCAGAGCAAGTATATAGATGGCTATTAGATTACGTGCAAAAGCATAAATTGAAAGTCGTCTTTTTTGGTTATGACCGCTACGGCTCATACCAAGTTAAAAATATTACTGAATCGCTTAATGCTAATACCGACTGGATGATTCAAGACATCGCTCAGCGTACCAGCACGCTTGCTAATCCAACCAAGTTCTTGCAAGAGAGCTTTGC